CATTTTCTTGAGATCTATCTATCATAAGATAACTTACTTGTCCAGAGGCCTTATCAGCAACACTGGCTTTTACTTTTAATACGTCTCCTGCTTCTAGATTTATCACATCTTTTGCAAAATTATCTGTGGTTTTATTTAAAAGCTTGTGAGCTATTTCAACATCAGAACCACCTGATTTTTTTAAAACTACATCTATATCAACATTGGTATTATCTATTACACATGCCTGCACTGCTTTTACAATAGCAATTGACGATACACTAATACTTAACACTGTAGTTAAATTAGTTGTTGTTAGATCAAATGTCTCGCTTTTATAAAAATTTGCCATTAGCTAAGAAACCAGTTTTTTTGGTCTTCCTCATTTTTTAAATCTTGTTGAAAAGAAAAATTAAGTTGGTCTTTTAAAGTAGACAAAGATTCTAAAATTTGTCTTTGATTACTAACTTCGTATTCTTGTTTTGGTTCTGGTATGTATGAAGTTATTTTAGCCATTATCTTCTTCCATCTGGTTTTGCATCAAGTCTTAATGTACCATAACGCCATGTTTCACCTACCGCATCATTTTCTATTTTAAGTGACACTAATCTTCCTCTAGCTCTAGTGTCTACTTTATCAGTAGATGATGTTATTGTAAAGGGACCTAAAGAAGAGCTCACTGCTGTGTTACTTGGATAATCATTTAATAATAAAGTAATTTTTGAATTACCTGTTAGTATTTGAAAATCAGGTATAAATCTTTTAACAGACATAATGTATTCTCCCTCTCCTCTAAGATCAGCTACATTATTAGTGTTAGTAATATCAAAATCTCCAGATTGAATGAAAGCATCGATTGATGTTGTGCCTGATGAGTTGACTTGATCGGTCCCTGTTTCATGAGCATAATAAGTTGATGCACCATAAGTATTTGTAATACCTTGTATTGGAAAATTAGGTAAGGCATTTTTACTATAGTCTGTTGCATAAGGTAGATCATAGACACCGGTATCAATATAAGAAGTTCTATCTAAAGAAGATGTAGTCCAACAATTTTCTCCATAATTATATACCACACATCTATTAATTTGTTCTGAACCCGCTGCTGGATAAAACCAATTAATTTCATTATATAAAGTATTATGTTCTGCATAAACTAATTGATTAGAACTATAATTAATTCCTAGATTATCTCCAGTTGTAGTAAATACAAAGTCTTCAACTAAACAAGGAATAGATTTTACAGTACCATCAAACATAAAAAATCCACCTTCACCTGACATCCAAAACACAATACCATTAGAATAACTAAGTGCGTTTTGTCCAATCAATCCACAGTTAGTACCCACTTGTCTAACACTAAATGTAAATGGTGGTCCAACATATTGAATGACATATGCAGATGAATCCGTTAATACTAATGTGTAATCCTTACCAGACACAGCACCTATAATTTCATTTCCTTTGTCTAATCTAAAAGTTCCTGCAGTATTAGTTGCTGTTGGAGTATAAGTATTAAAGTCTTCTTGATTAGAAAATCGTATAAACATTGGATCTTGTGTCGTTGGATCACCTATTGTTGTTTCTGTTCCAAAATGAAATACATGTCTATCTCTATCAGATACTTGAGTTAATCTTGTTTTAGTAGGAGCACCAGACATAACGGTTGCTCTGTTTGCTCTAGGAGTTGCTGCGCCTGCATTCCATGTAAATGTTTTGCCATTGTGAATAGTTGCAATTAATATTTGACCGAAATTATCTAAAGACCATAAACCTGGATCCAGAACCACGTTACTAGTTGCACTTGCAGTTCCCCATGTGCTTGAGCCCCATGTATCTGTACCCCAACCTAAACCTGCAGTTTGGAAAGTAGGACCCACTATTTCATAGGGATCAATTTGTGCTGAACCGGTACCAGATGTAGTTCCAGCAGAATTAGAAGGCATAGTTATTTCAAATGTATTTGCAGTTTTATTTTTTACTTCAAAAGTATTATCTTCAAAATCAGATGTTGCATAACCTGAACCTGTTGGAACCGTAACAGATGAAAATGTTACATATCTTCCATCTAATAAACCATGTGCTGTTTTATTTACGGTAACCGTTGGAGATCCAGATGTTGCATCAAAATCAGCTCCTGTAATAGCACCATCGGGATCTAAAGGACTAATATCAAAAAACTCACCTTCATAATATAAAAACAAACCTTGTGATGTACCGATTGCTACGTATTTTTCACCAGCGATAGATGTGAAAGCATGTTGTGCTCTTGCTGCACCTGGTAATGTATTATTTGAATTAGTGAGTTGTGACCATCCACCTATCTTTTCAGGTAAACCATATCTAAATCTTACAAAGTCTCCATCGACCCATTGTGATTCACCACCTGAGTCTGTGACCATTTTATTAAAACCAGGTTTAAAGTTAAGTTTTTGTAGCATACTTTAAAATATACCAGATTGTGTGTTATAGCAAGATTTCTTATCTAGCAGGTGTTGGTATTCCAGTTGATGTTACAAATGGATTTTCAGCAAATGCCATGTAGATAAAATTACCACCACTAGAATTACCCTCTGCATCACTTACTCTAGCTTTAAAACCATTACTTAACAAATCAAATTTTACTCCAGTTGTACTTTCTGCATTACTTAAATTTGGTTTTAATAAAGCATCTGTTAAATTATATCCTGGTCTTTTATTATCAAATATAATCCAATTTTCTGCTGCACCTGTATTTTTTACCATAACAAAAGCTGGTTTAAATCCTGTATAAACAAATGTTCCATCAGTACTTCCATTCCCTGTGTATGAGCCAAACTTAGAAAATCCTTTTTTCTCTGCGAAGCAGTAGGCTATGATATTTTCCGTATTTTGATTAACTGCTGGGTCATTTCCTATTGTAAAAGTTGTTGATGATTGTCCATTAAATACAGTTGATGAACTTGATTCAGCATTACTTTGATTTAAACCTACATAATATGTAGAACCCGATAAACCTTGATGCCAAACTCTCCAGTTATCAGCATCATCTCTATTTTTAACGATAATCATACCAGGAGTTACACCTAAACCATGACCGACAGTTGCATTTGATGTTGAGTTTCCTGTATAAGACACAATACTAAATCCACTTGTAGTATTAGCACTAACAGTTGAGGTTATGCTTCCATCTGTGTTTGATGCAGTTCCGTTAGCACCTAACCAGTTCCAAGCCACATAAGTTCCACCACTACCATTAACTCTTGTAATGCTGGTGCTTCCTACAGTTACTTCAAAACCATCTGATTCAAAATCACTTATGTAACCATATTGATTATTTGTGGCTTCTACTGAAGAATCATTGGATATTAATTGTTTTCCAGTACCTCTAACTGCATCATATAAAACATGAGGAGTTGTTCCATTTCTTCTTTTAACCCAAACCCAATCTGGTTGAAATCCTACACCCGTAATACTTTTTGTTGTACCATCACCTGTATAAGTAATGGTGTTAAAATAATCGTCTGATTTATCTATTGGTGTGTAAGCCATTATCCATACTCCGCTAAGTTTTTAGTGTTAAGTGCATAATATCCTGATGGGACAGAATATTCAAAGTTTCCATAGCCAGCACCATCACTATTTCCTGATGAGATTGAGAATGTTGGACTACCAAAGTTTGTTTGCATAGTATGTTTTAATGTATATGCAAGGTCTGAAGTACCAAAAAAATAAGTTCTACCTAAATTAACAGATTTTCCGCCTGTCCCTGTAGCACCAGAAGTTGGGTCGCCACTATTTTGATATGTTCCGTTTTTATGAAAATAAATATAACCATTATCTAAATCTAAAGCAATACCAACAATGTCTCCAGTAGTATAAGAATTTCCATAAGGGGTAGAGTTAGCATCGTTTAAATAATTTCCATCATATCCGAAATACCCATGATCATTTGGATAATTTTGTAAAGATTCATTTGTTCCTCTATCTCCTACATTAGAAGTTACACCTACTACAGGAAAATCTCCGCCTGTTGATGCAATATATTTATATTCACAATACCATTTTCCTGTTGAAACTCCCATAGTTGATACTAAAGGTGTTACATTGGTTACACTATCACTTGTAATTGTTTGTAAATTTCCCTCACTAAAAGTTGCTTGTGCATAATAATTAAATAAAGGATTCATAGTTGCATAATTATTAGTACAAGTATCCGTAGTTTGATCTATGCTAGTTAAATTATTTAAAGTAAAGTTATTTCCATTACCACTATCGTCTTGACCCAATGCAGCAGAGTTTTCAAATGGTAAATAAAATCCATTTGTACCAAAGGTTAAACCAGATACATCTATTGGTTTCCATACTCCACTATCTTCGTCAAATTCTCCAAATGATGTTGGGTCTAGTTGTTGTCCATCAATTAAAACAAATTCTGACATATAACCATCAAAATAATTACTTAATGTACCTGTTGAGTTTGGTCTACTTGCTCCTATTAAAGCACGAACAGTGTTATTAACAGCAGTTTCATAGTCTTGTGCATAATAAATATTACTTGAAAAATCAGTTTCTTGCACACCATTAATATATAATTTTGCTCTATTAGTTGATGTACCTTGTGTTGTATCTACAGCAACTACTATATGATACCAAGCACTTACATCTCTGAAAAGTCTATCAGTTTGTAATAATAATCTATTTACACCACTTGATTGATCTAGCATTCTTATTTCATCATTTCTAAGTTGAATTGTAAATTGTTTAGAATTATTAGAGTTATCTCTCTGTTGAAAAATATTAAAAGTTTCTGAACTACCTAAGTCTGATCTTTTTACCCAAACACTTATGGTAAAAGTTGTTCTATTACTTGAAGAGCTTGGTGTTCTATTTAAATAGTCATTGTTATCTTCATTAAATCTTAATGAGTTATCTACTTCATAACCCCCTGCCGTTTGGTTTCCTCCAACTATTAACACGTTAGATTACCTCCTCTGGCCACTCTCCTAAAGGTCTTGTATACACAGGATCTTGTTCTGTTCCTGTGTTAGTATATTCATATAATGCTTTAAGTGCATCGACATTTGCTGCACCATCTATTGCAGTTTCCATTTCATTAGACTTAGTTCTAACTGCTGCTCTGTAAGTTGTAATGTCTGCAGGTACAGTATAATCAGCAACTTCAGTTGCTTTAACAACATACCAATCTGTTTTAGCAAGTAATCCTGCAGCTTGATCTTTTACAATTCTTTTCTTTTCAGTTTTTAAACCATAGTTAATAACTTGTACTCCATCTTCTAAAACAGGATTACCATCTTCATCTACTGCGTTTTCATCTACTAATCTTTTAGCAGTTGCAGTTCCCCAAGATTCTGTAACTTGATTATTTGCAAATGCAATAGTTGAATTTGTATTTATATAATATTCTGTGTCTTTGTAATTTGTTTTATCGACAATTATTTCATAAATTCCAATAGCTTCTTTTTCAGCTTTACTCCATTTAGTAAATATGTCTTTTGGATATTGTGTATCATTTAACACAAATCCTTTTGCATAATTAAATGTTTTTGTTACTGTTCCATCTTGTAC